GCGCAGAGCGGGAAACCCGCCTGTCAGCTATTTATGGTCACAGTGACCGAAATTATGGTGCTTCCTAGGCCCGCCGCCTGCCCGCCGTGCGCGAGCGCCCGTCGGCCATCCGTCCGGCCAGGGGCGCCTACGGCGCCCGGGGTGTGGGCATCAGCGCTTGGCGAGCTGAACCCCCTGCTCCAGCGCATCCACCCATAACGAGCGGTCGGTGATCTGCCATAGGTCCGGTCCGTTCGGACCACCCATCACCACGATATACCCCCCCCTCCTCTCTCCAGTGCTGAACATCCGCCCAGGTCAGCGAAACCTGGCAGCGCCCGTCTGCGCCCTCCTGACAGAGCAGTAGATCGGTTCTCCCCGCGTATCGCTGCCAGCCGTGGTATGCCAGCACCGGCAGCGCCGGCGCGGTGGGTGCCGCTGAGGTCAGCGTTGGCACCGCGCCGGAGGCCTCCTGGTAGAGCGGCAGTTCGGTCCCCTGCCCCGCCTCCACCTGGGCAACCTCGGGTTCGGGGGCATTTTTGGCGGCCATTTCGGAGAACGAGACGATCATCATCGCCATGCCGCCGACGATGGCACCCAGAGGTAGCAGAGTTTTTTTGATGATCGGCCACCACGATTGTGGCTTGTGAGTGTTCTCTACTGTGCTTTTATACAGTGAAAAAATCTGCTTATTGAATTTGCGCTTTTCGGGGATCGGTTTGAGTTTGGGCTGGCACGCTGCCTCGCAGTAGCTCCACTCATACCAGACGCTATGCTCCTGCGCACGGGGTCGGTAGGCATGCAAATGCCGCCCTACCAAGGCGCGGATATCCTGGTCTATCAGGCCAGGGTGCTGGGTCAGCAGCACGAAATCGATCCCCTTGTGACGGTGGGTATTGAGGGCCGCGACGCTCTCTGGCCGCCTGGAACCACTGGGACGCGATGGCCAAAAATCCTGGCACTCATCGATCACGATCAGTGAGCCCTCGGGTAGATCCATCCATTTCAGGGGGTCGAACTCTGCTACGGCGCCGATTTCCGGTGCAAGGCCGTTCACATTCGCGAAAATCAACCGGCTGCGGGTTTTGGCGTCATCACTGTTGCGCAGCTCGGCGAGGAGTTCGACGCACCTGAGAGTTTTGCCCGAGCCAGGTGTGCCCGTAATGAGAGTGATCATCTCGTTATCTCCGACATTTTGGTCACTGTTACTTTATTTAGGCAGGAACCTGGTTGCAGCGGAGAGCGCGAGCGCCGCCGTCTGACCGGCAAACCACGCCGAGATCGGCACGTCCATGTGCATAAACCCGAGTAACCCCAATAGGTCGGCGGGAATGCCGACGAACAGGCCCTGGATTCGGGTCATGGCCAGTTGGAGCAGTTCCGAAAATCCGATCATCGATACGATCCCCACACCCAGCGCTAACAGCGCACGGGCGAGGATGCTGCCGATCACCGTACTGGTTAACGCAGCCCACATATCAGGCCCCTCCTGTACGCACACGCAGCACGATGGACAAAAAAATCAGAATCGCCGTGAGGTCGGATGCTGGCACCACATAGGCGCCGATGAGCGGACAAAAATCACGCTCGTACTGGGAGAAATCGACCTTCCACTCCGGCCAGCGATCTATCGGGGTGATGGGGCCCGGCAGCGAGCAGCTGCGCGGCAGCCACCCCCATCTGTCGGGGGTGAACCATGCCCGGACATCAATAACCGATCTGTCGACATCCCCCATCGACGTGTCGCTAGGGAGTTCAGTCTCGCCCTCCCCCGGCTGGGTGGTCTCGGGATCCTGCTCGAGATCCTCGACCCGCAGCGGTTCCCAGAGTTCAGCGGGGAGCGCGTCGTTCAGTGCGAGCGGACCGATCACCTCGGGCGTCATTAGCCCCTGGGTGAGCTCCTCGGGGGTCAGCTGGGTAGATACCGAGGGCATTTGCAGTTGTTTTTCAGGCTGTGGCCTGATGATCTCCCTCATCCCCCGTACGCTCACAGCTGGGTTGCTGGCCTCGACGTACCAAACGTCGCGCTGGGCGTCGCTGCCGACGCCGTACTCGTGGAGCCAGGCGGGATCCGGGTTCCAGGGATACGCGGGCGGCAGACGCAGCACCAACCGCGTCGGTGCACTGCCCCAGGCGTAACATGGCAAATATGCATAACTGTTGTGTTTTGCCCCGCCTGCATCGGCGACAGAGACCAGGTTCGTCTCGCACTGTTGCCAGGCGGGCATCGTACTGGGGCGGATGGCTACGCCGTTTTCGACCTGCACCTCAGGCCAGAGCTGGGTCAGGGAGCCCCGCATCGCCTCGGCCAGCAACAGGGCGATCGAGGCCGATGCGACCAGCCGCCCGCCGAGGATGCGGGTGGCCAGTGCCCCGCCCTGGGCAGCGATGGGCCGGAGAGCTACGGCGGACCTGCGCACGTTCCCGAGGCTATCGGTCCAGCGCACCAGGGCGGAGGCCCTGCCGTCGACGACCCGGTTTAGAGTCTCGATCGTGCCGGTCCGTCCATCGACGAACGGCACGGTCAGGGCGGAGGCCGGAGCTGTCAGCGTCAGGCCGACCAGAACGGCGGCCAGCTTCAGGCGAAAATGATCCATAGTGCCCCCGCGAATGCGAAAAAAACCAGCAAACCCATGAAAAATCCCTCTCAATTTTGGTAACGGTTACCAATAAAAAAGGCCCCTTTCGGGGCCTCGGTTGGCTTAGCGGCCCAGGGCACTTTTGACAACATGAAGCAGTTTTACCGCTGCCGTCAGACCAAGAATGACGGCCCCTACCCCCACCACGGCACCAGTCCCGCCACTCATCGCCGAGGTAGCGGCAGAGACCAGTTGTGCACCAATATCAGCGGTTTGTTCCATTTTCGACTCCTGTAATATTTTTGTTTTATTTCAGTGTTTTAGCTACGACCCGGACCACCCAGGCCGTTCCCCAGAGAGCGGCCACGGAGGCCGCCAGTTCTACACCCTGCTCAGGTGTGAGACTGAGCAGGATATCCAGCGAGCTCATCAGAGCCCCATAATTTGCTGTTTGCTATCGAGCATGAGGGCAAAACCCGCGCCCCTTTTGCCCGTTACGGCTGCACCCAGACCGGCAGGGACAGCACCTGGCCACGCAGCCCCTCAAGCTGGCGCGGCAGGCCCGCATCGACAGAGGCCTGCGGTAGACGGACCTCGACGAGTTCAGCAGTTTCGCCACCATAGGCATCCACTGAGGTCACCCGGACACCGACCGTATGGCGAACGATCTGGTTGCCGCCATTGGTGAACGCATCCTGTTTTACACCGGCGATTTCACCGACCAGGTAGAGGCCGCTGGCCCCGATAGAATCTGCTGTTTGAGTCATCGTTTTGTCCTGTGTTTAGACCAGCCGCAGCTGGCATTGCGATCCCGCCCCGGTCAGGGGCGGCAGATGGAATTTTTCGCGCTGCTCTGCCGTTGGCGAGGGCGCAAACGGCAGGCGCAGGCGTTCCTGGGCGGCCAAACCGGCGGCACTGTCCCAGTCGAGATCGTCCGGGAACGACCCACCGCGCTGGAGGAATGTCGCGATCTCCTCGTCGGCGGGCATCTCGAACACCGGCGCCGGTGCCGGAACGCGGCTGCGCACCGGCTGGATGCCGTCGCCTACGGCCCGCAGGGTGGTCGGGTCGAACGGCGTCCAGTCAGCAGGCGTGGGTTTGAACCAAGACGGCAGTTCGTCCAGGCGGCTGAGCCTGAGTACCCTCACCATCGGGATGACCGCCCCGGCATCGATGCGGCTCTCGGCGGTGCCATTGAGCTGCTGGAGCTGGGCACGGGATACGCCTAGCGCGACCAGGTCGCGAACCCTTTTGCAGAACGTGCTTTTGCTGTAATCCGGGCTGGCTTTCAGGTCGGCCCAGCCGTACTGGAGCAACAATTTGTAAAATTGGAGGACTCCCCGGGCCTGCCGACTGGGGTAAACGGCGAACAGTTTTGCCTCGATAGCGGTGGTGTCGTTGAGATCCATGTTTTCCTCTCCCCCGGTCAGGGCGTCGAGCACTGGGTGCCAGGTGTAGTCCCAGAAGGCGCTGATAAATGAGTGTTTTTTCAGAGATTTATCGGTGTTGTGTTCGGCGTTGTAGGCCCGCTCCAATGCAACCAGCGATTGGAGACGGCCATCCCAGGGATTGTCCTCGGGGGTGCAACCCAGCCGGGTCAGGTGGTCGGTGATCCCCCGCTTCAGCCAGCGAGCCTCGAGGCGCACCTGTCGGTCAGCCATTGCTACCAAATCCGGGTTTTTCAGGCAGTCCAGACGGCGCCTGGCCATCACGCTGACGGGTGAACGGCGCAGATCAGCTTCGGCCGCTGCGATCTTTTTCGTGTGTTCGGGCCCCTTGTGATAGGCAACACCGCGATGCAGCTCGGACGTTTCACCGTAATAAACAGATGTGTGGTAACCCACGGTGTCAGAGGATTTGCGCTGGCCATAGGCCACACGGCGGCAGCGGTCGATGATCTGCTGGGCCTGGGCGGGAGTTTCGGCATAGAGGGCATCGGTACAGTCGACCCGCAGCACCAGTGCACCCTCGAGGTGCAGGTGCGGCCAGATGGCAGGCAGCGCTTGCTCGGTCGCGGACAGGATGATCCAGGCGGCCTGCTCGAGGCTGTCTATGTCGGAAATTACGTTTTGGATATGAGCGATAGTGGCCGGTGAGCACTGGATCTCAACACCGGCGGGCAGACCGATATTATGGCGGGCCTGCACGGTGCGCACAGCCAGATAGGCCTCGCTGGAGGCGTAGGAATCCCAGTGGGAGGTGAGGTCGGTGTAAGAGGCTTTGCCACTTTCAAACCGCACCTGGCGGGCCTGTAGTGGGGTGCCGGTGAGCTCTGAGAACGCCGCGAAATCGAGCTGCCAGAGCCCATCGTCGCGGTCGAGGATGCAGTCGCGCACCCCATCATATAAAGACGTGGCGCCGATAGCGTAGCGCTGGTCATAGGCCAGCGGAATAAAAAATTTGAGGAAATCGACGAACACCTATAGCTCCCAGCCTCACGATAAAAAATCCCGGCTCACACCGGCTGGGTCAGGAGCCGGGCTAAACGGTGGCGCATAAACGCGCGATTTTTTACCCCGAGGGGTGCTATAGGCCCAGGTGGGCGACATTTCCCGAGGAGGGAGCTACAACCTCGTAGGCGACCGAAGCGGACTCGAGGAGGGCGGGATTAGACCAATCCCTACGCACATCCTACCAAACAGGATGCAAATGGAAAAGAGGCTTCAATCAAAAGTACAAAACACTGGATGAGAACATCCAAAAACCTAAAAAGCAGAACAAATCACTGGTTTGGGTGCAGATTCTGCACAAGATTGGGACATTATAGGCGTCCCAATCAGCACAACCCCCGCAGAACCTACCGCCAGCCCCTACCCCGCCCCTCGCCCCCTTCGGGGTCGCGCTCTCTGCCGCTGGGCAGGCCGACCGGCTCGGAAGGGCAAACTGATGCCCCTCTCGCGGACGGCTTTAATGCGCACTCCATTAAGTTAGTTTCTAATTTTGTAATGACCATCTGTATCTAGGTAGGCGACTCGCTTCTTTACAGTAAATGGTGAGTTTATTAAAAGTTCTGTTTCAACGATTAAGGAGATGTCACTAATATCTCCGATGTTTAACTCTAGAGCTCCTGCATTATTCATATATTTGTCTGGGGCCCCTAGGACAAATCGGTATTCCCGTTGCCATTCGTACTCAATATCTTTCATGAAAAGGCCGATTTTACCATGATGCTCTGCCATCTTTTTATAATCGACCATTCCGCAGCCTCCCTCCATATAATGATTTATATGCGCTCCTTGTATATTATGCATTGCTCTCGAATACCTTTTAAAAAACTCTGATGGCTTTTCAATTATCAGAGTATGTGATCCGAACTGACTCATCCTCTTGTCTATGTAGAGCTTGTCACCATCGAGATGGCGGATATTCTTATGTTCATCCTCACCTATGCACATAAAGCAAAAAATGAATACGTTTTTAGCTGATGGCACACTTACTGATACCTTTGTGCCCTTGGGAATATCGAAATCACCAAAGGATGGATGGCTGACATTAATTTCTATTCTACGATTGTTATATGGCACACCAGCCTGAAATTGAGCATAGACAGATTCAAGCTCATCACTTCTGACCTTTGCCCCCTCCTCTCCTTTTAAATGGCTGAAATACTCAAGGCTGTTCATGTATATCAGCCCTTTTTGCATTTGCTTTAAGCGCTCTAATGGTGCTGTTTTCATCAGTAGCCAATATTGTTTTAACGGCTGATGTTCGTCTTTAAAAAAGCCAAGAAGATCACTCATCTATTTACCTTATGACTATTAAGAGCTTATTAGACTAACTGGTTCAATGTAGCATGACGAAGTGATTCAAGTATTGAGCTGAGTTGTTCTGATGGTATTGGTACCTCATATCCAGAAGCTAGAGCACGGATATGTGAGTCCAACGCATCTATGGCCACACGGTCAAATGTCACGGTGACGGAGCGGGCTCGCTGGCGAGCTCGATAGGCAGCCTGTTTTTGGGCTGGGGTCAGTGCAGTTCCGGTGCTGGGGCGGCCACGGCGGCGGGGCGTGGGCAGCAGGTCGGAGGTGGCATCATCATGGGGGTCGCGCATCTGAAAATCCTTTTTGGTAACTATGACCAAAATAGAATAGCACCATTTATGGTAACTGTTACCAAAAATCGCGATCTAGGCCTTCTCTCTATTTTTATCTCACAGAACGTGAGCCTAATAGACAATAACGCCTAGTGGTGGATGGTGAACGAGCGAGGCACACCGCGCATAACCCGCCTTATGTTACGGGCTCTCTGTCGCTCGAACGATGCCGCTTCGCGGCCCACGTTCCGCGCTCGTCGAGGTCCCCTGCTGCTGCGCATTATCGCAGGGGACAAACCCTCAACATAAGGACAACAGATTATGCGCAGTGTTGGGGTGTGGAAGAGTCCGGAGTGATGTCGGTTAAAAAACGCTGGTCATCACAGCCATGATCCTAAACTTACCTCTTCGTTATCTCTCATCTTTAAAGGCCTAGTCGTGCAACCGATCCAGCGGTTTGTGATTAGCACTTTCGTGGCGCTCACTGTTGCCGGTGTGCAGGTACTTGGAGGTGGTGTCGATGCTGTCGTGGCCGGCATCGGCTTGCACATGTGATAACGGCCGCCCATTGAGATTGATGTCGTGGGTGATGCCGGTATGACGAATGGAGTGTGGTGTCAGGTTGCGCATCTCGGCGCCATCCTGCACAAACCCATCTTTTTCTGCCAACTCGGCGGCGGTCTGGATGACGCTCATCACCAGATCACGCAGCTGGCGGATCCCGAGGTTGGCGTTGAGCTCGCCTTGTTCCCGGCCATGTGCCGCAGCCTTGTGGCGCACAAACAGCGGAATCTGCTCATCGGGCGCCGGTAATGGTGAGAGACCGAGAAACGTCCGATAGCGTTTGAGGGCCTCAAGCAAGGCATGGGACACCGCCACGGTGCGGCGCTTGCCACCCTTGCTGCGGGGAATGAAATAGCCCCAGACGCCGGTTTTTCCATCACGGCGGAACTGCCCCATGACCGGGGTAAACCCTGGCCTTGCAGCCACTTCCGAGATCCGCAAGTAACAGGCGTACATCAGGCTTATCAGGAAGCGGCTGCGCTCGTGCTGCTCGGGTGATTCGGCCGCCAGCAGGTCGGCTGCCTGCATCACATAGGACCACTGCAGCTCGCTGAAGGCCTGACCATGGTCGTCCGGCTCCTGCTGCATTGAGCGCTTCACCCGTTGCAGTAACAGCGCCGGGTTGCGGTCCATGTACTCCTCCTGGATCAAGAACTGGAAGAAGGCAGACAGAATGGCGAGCTTGGTCTTCATGGCCTGTTCGCTGAGGCGGTATGGCAGCTCGCGGCCCAGCTCCCGTTTGCCAAGGAAGGGTCGCCATTGGGGATTGGGCAGTCGTTCTCCCCACTCCTTGTCGAGCACGAACTGGGCTACGTTGCGATAGGCGATCAGGGCTGCCGGCGGCGCCTGACAGTAATCGAGATAACGCATCATGATGCGCCGGGTCAGATCCTTGGGGCTGATGCGCATTTCGCCGAAGCACCAGTGCAAAAACGTGGTCAGCTCGCTGCGATAGGTTTTGTAGTTGTTCTCGCTGTTGCGCTGCTCCAGCAGCCAGTCGACGGCGAGCTCGTAGACCAGCCCGGCATCGGGCACATCGTTGAGGCTGAGGTTAGCAAGATATTGATTGACCTGGGGGTTGCCCGCCTCCAGGTAGGCCAGACCATCGAACAGCGGCATGGCAGGTGGAAGTAACATAGTGGTCATGATGATGCTTGTGGATGAGAGACTCAGCTCGGGGCCTGCGTGATGGTGATGCCGATAAATGGGGTTATCGGCAT